ATTTCAAGGGGGTAGCACTGGTAAGGGTAAGGGCTGTTGCGGTCGCAACACCCAGATTACTATTAGAAAAGGAAGCATCAGTAAGACCATTAATAGTAAAAGGAAGAAAAGATGCGGTGGATCCATTGATCGACATTCTATCTATCACTGATCAATGTTTTTATTTTATCTAAGCACATGGTATAATGATGAAATCAGAACCAGTTAAGTACGGTCGTCCACAAGACTACCCTACCCCATATGGTCGCCTTCAAGATCGAGCGATGCGAAAGGGTGGCACCCTACAAGAGGAAGCCGATGAGGAGGGCTTTATGAGCAGGTTATCCAATGTATGGTCTGCTTTAACGAGCAATGAGCATTTACCTAAGAAGTTTCGTAAGTTCTTGAAGGCACACGGTCGTGATAAGATTAAGAGTTTGGCGATGATGAGAGCTCCTGTTGCGAAGCCGGGAGTCATGGCGATGCAGCTACTCACCGCAGGACGGTGGGACGAGTTCAAGAAGCGGGGAGGTGTAGATGAAGTCTATCATACAAGCATCATCATTAATGGTAATATTGTACTGGAAAAGCTGGAGAAACTGGAAGGTCGAGTTGATGCTGAATACGCCAAGATGGAAGGAGCAGAACTTTATCCGATTGATGTCAATGAGGATATCACCATTGCGGAGTTCTTAGAGAAAGGACGGAAACAAATGGGAACAGCCTTTTATACTTATGATGCCTTCCGTTCTAACTGTCAAACATGGGTCATGAATATGGTAAGTGCGAATGGTCTTCTTGATGCAGAAGGTCGAAAGTGGATCAAACAGGATATTGATAAACTGATTAAGGAGCTTCCAGCACTCACTAAATATGCTGCGGTCAAGATAACAGATGTAGCCCGAGATGTTGGTAATGTGGTAGAGGAGTTCACGGCAAAACGAGGCGGACAAGTTCCCTTCGGTCACCAGCGACATATGAAAGGGCGGGGCGGTTTTTAGATCTGCTTTATAGAATGACGAACCGTTTACAGTGGTTAAAGAAGAACAAACTGGAAGACCGATCTTACAGTCTGACCGAACTAAGTAAGATTAGCAAAGTCCCTATGAAGATTCTCACCCAGATAAGAGATAGGGCATACGGGGCATACAAAACGCAGCCCGATAGCGTTCGCATGTTGGGAACTTTCAAGAAGGGAGTCAAAGCACCTATGAGTCAAAAGCTAAGTAAGAATGCCTGGGCGTTCGGTAGAATCTATAGCTACTTAAATGGATCATTGAAACATGACCTGGATCTACCCACTGCGAAATCATTTCAAAAATAATCCAATGCTATATCAAAGATGAACGCTTGTTCTACGGAGTTAACAAAAGCATTAGCTCCCTACGATAAACAACGAGATGAAACAAGAGGTATTCTTCCGTTGAAGCCCTGTAATATAGGTATCTTTGGTAGGAAGGGCTGTGGTAAGAGTAATTTACTACTCAATATGATTATGAAGAAGGAATCCCCTTACTACAAACATTTCGATCTCATTTTTCTAATCAGTCCGACCGCACTCAATGATGAAAAAATGAAACCACTGATGGAAGATATCGATGATCAATATTATGAGGAACTGAACAATGATGTCTTAGAGGACATCATGGCAAAGTGTGCAGCCTTTACGGATCGGCATGAACGGAAAAAGAAAAGAGGTAAACCGAGTTATTGTATCATCTACGACGACTGTATTCATATGATCAAATCAAAGAACGCATCGATGATTACGAAACTTGCTACTCAGAATCGCCATATGAATATTACAAACATCTACTTGCTCCAGAAATACAATACTTACATGCCTACCCTAATCCGTTCTAACTTGGACTGCACGATGTTTTTCCATACGGAGAATAAAGCAGAGTTGGAATCATTTTTGAAAGAACAAGGAGGAGATGAAGACAAATTAATGATGTTGTATCAATTTGCTACGGTGGAACCCTATTCGTTCTTGTTCATTAATTCGTATTCACAACCGACCCGATATTTCCGAAGATTTGATCCGATTGAGTACCGAAGTAAATAATATATTGTCGTAGTATAGAAATGGGAGCTTCCGTAAGCAATTTCGCTAAAAATGTTGCGAAGACCGTGGCTAAATCGGCTACTACCGCACTTGGTAATATGATTCCAGTTGTTGGTCCTACTCTTGCGGGTGCGATCAATAGTGCCTATAAGCAAGGAGGTACAGTAGTTGCTCTTGAAATGGGAGGCGTTGTTCCTGAGGGATTCAAAGCGAAGGTCATCGATACCCCCCAGCAACTAATGACACTTGTAAAGCAGTTTCCAACGGAGGCTAAGAAGGCGGGTCTGTCCTTGGGCATCATTAAAGACGCAGTAAACAGCATTCCGGCTGAGATGATGAAGCGTGGCGGTCGCAAGAAGAAGGCAATGCGTCAGAAGCAGAAACAAACACAGAATGTTAAGGTTAATGTGCGTGTAGGTGATACTGTCATGTTGCGTCCCGACAGTCAGAAGCCACAACCCCGTATGTCTTATTCAGAACCCATACGCCTAGCAGGACCAGGATTTTCATTTGCCAATGCTCCCCTAGTATCTCAAGCCTCTACTTATGCGAATGCCCCTACTGCGGTAGTTCCTCTCACTAACAAACCTTTACAATCAAGTGCCGATCCGTCCATGGACTCTAATCGAAATAAGGCAGATGATGTTTTACAAGTGGTGAATCCATCAGGTATTACACCAGGCGTAAAAGAAATTAGAGCTATTCCTTCTGGAAAATCTATGATGTCAGGAGATGCTCAAAGTGCTTTACCGGCTGCTACTGGTCGCTCTGTATTTGAAGGTCGTCCCGTCGGACCAGTACAGGGTGGAGCTCCTGAAGTTCGGGCTTTACCGTCTAATATGACACAAACAACGCTTGATTTTGCCCCACCTGGTGGAGAGCCTTCTGCACCAGCGGAAGCATCAAGTAAATCCTCCGTAAAGAGAATAACGAAAAAAGATGAAGTGTTAGGATACCTTCGTCAATTGAACCCCGACATGTCAAAAACAGCGATAGGTAATCTTCGTAAATCAGAATTAGAGAAAATGAGAAAGTTCAGTACGGATCAGCTTCAAGAACGCTATGGTTCAGGAGATGCTGAGGAATCCCTCATGGAGGAACTATCCCGACAGGTGATGGGACGCAGAGGACAGGCTATGGCACGGGGTGGACGAATGACTGTTTTTTAAAGCGGAACGCATACCTTTGGTTAAACCAATGACAACATAACATATAGGACATGAACGATAAGTATAGATGCTCCGACTGTATCCCAAAGATCCATTGTGCTTACTAATGAGTAGATATAATATACCTATTCATTAGATGGAAGACGAAAAGAAAAAGAAACCAAAAGCGAAACCGAAGAAGCCAAAGGCGGAACCCGTACGGTTGATCATCGAACAAGGAACATTTGTACTAGTATTTGATTAGATAGAAATAAGGACTGATAGAACTAGTGGTGGTAATGTAATGTGATAGGAGGATAATATCTCTGTGAAAAGAACGCTCTTAGCATATTCCCACAGGGTGTCCTTTAGCCATTTGATTAGGCTTGTAGACACGGAACAAGCCAACCGATAAAAGTTCGTGCGATAGAAGGGCTCTCGATCTTCTCCGACATGAGCTGACGCTCAAAGTCTTCCTTAGAGGTTGCTCGTAGCGGAAACTTAGTAAGAGCAATAGAAGCAAGTTGTGTCACAAACTTCTCTCCCTTATGCCACCACGGAATATAGGATACAATGGAATACTTAGACAGATCGGCAGCACCAATCGCAACTCGTGCTGATTTCAAACGCATATCCATGAAGTAGTAATCGGCTTCTGGTAAATGGTCCAACGGAATATTAATGTATCGATCGTCCCATACGGCGACTTTTCCCCAAAAGGAGAAAATCTTTCGCTCATCGGAAGAAACATCTTTCGAATGAACAATCAGCAATTTCTTGGTCTTGGGTGCAGACAGATCAGGTAGATCGTGCTTCTCATCGTGCTTGTCGGGCATCTCCTCGTAATGCTTCTGGATTACGGGTGGTAGGTAATCTACTACTCGTGGAATCATGGTTATAATGAATCGTTAGAAAAAAATATCAGCATAGGATATATGCCGAACGCTTGGATCACGGCTCTTAAAAAGTTTAACGAAGGTAAGGGTACATGGTGTTTACCAAAGAAGGGTACAAAGGAATATGATGAGGTACGGGCTCTAATGGTAGCGAAGCCAAAGGAGGAATCCGCCCCTAAGGAACCAGCCCCTAAGGAGGAATCCGCCCCTAAGAAGAAACCATCTATCAAAGCAATGGCAGAGGCTTATAATGTCCCACTGCCACTATTAAAGAAGGCTGCTCAAGATTATTACAGGAGAGTGTCTGATGCTGGAAGTGAAGCCGATCGAAAAAAATTGATTGACAATATGCCTGATCAATTGCGAAAAGGTTTTTTGGCGTATCAGAAAAAAATGAATAAGTAGGCAATAAACCACAAGATAGATACTTTATGATATACTTTACGGTATAAACCAGAAAATATATCACTTTATATCACATTTTAGGGCTTAAACAATAAATAAGACCGGTCTTATTTATTGTTTAAGCCCTAAACTCATAAATCTTCCGCTTTATAGCGTTAAATAACTCATAAACTAAATATTCTCAGCTTTACAGAAAGTTGTAAAGGGGGTGTATCAGTGTTTTTTCTTATTACCTATTTGATATTAAAATGTTTTTTCGGATTTAGTCGTTAAACACGACACACACATAAAGCTGAATATTTATCTTCAATTTTTTCCTTGAAGTCTTGATCTGTGTAAACTCTCTCATTCATAATCTACGGTATAGATATATGGAGGAGATCGCCACTGTGAAAAAACCAAAGGAGAAAGTGAAACGCTCAGAGAAGCCACGCAAAATCTATAAACCTCGATGGATCGCAATCCATACCTACCCTGAAGATGAATCGTGTAAAACGCCACATTTATAATCTACGGTATAGATAGAAAATGGAAGCAGTACTAAAAGCGAATCGTCCCAACCTATCCGCTGGATCTCTCCGGACTTATCTTTCGATCTTGAACAATCTGGCTAAGCAGATTGATGAGTCATTGGACAAGCCCGAAGATGTGATCGAACATTATAAGAAAATCATTGATCATCTTTCTAATGTCCCTGGCAATGCCCGAAAGACTCGCCTTAGTGCATTGATCGTATACATTGAAAAAGCGAAAGGTTCGGAGAAGGCAGTCGAAGAGTTTCGATCCCAAATGATGAATGATGTCAAGGACTACGACAAGCAGATGAAGAAACAGGAAATGACAGAACGACAAAAGGAGGGTTATCTTCCAATGTCTACCGTCCTTCAGAAATACCATGAACTTGAAAAAGAGGTTGTTCCTATCATGAAGAAAGAAACACTTACCAAGGGAGAGTTCGCACGGGTACAACTCTATGTTCTCCTATCATGTCTTCTTCTGATTGAACCCCGTAGATCCTTGGACTATACAGAGTTTCGTCTTCGTGGTAAAGATCTT